TAGGTGATTTAACCATGCTGTCTCTATAATAAGTTTTTGCAAGAAGATCGACATGTTATCTGCACGTTCTTTAGATGCAGATATAATCATTATCTTTCTTTCTGGATCTTTAAACAGAGTCCACAGGACAAAAGCTCCTGTAATCCAAGATTTACCGACTCCTCGGAAGGCTTGGATCTGAAGACGCTTTGGTCCGTGTTGTAGATAGTCTGCTATAGAGTATTGTGCTCTAGTTGGAGGAGGTAGATCAAGCTGATCCCATAATGCACTCAGAAACAGCTTGAAATCGTCCTGTAGAGCCTCTAAAGGGTTCTCCATGTGTGTTTTATCATACTTGAGGAAATACGCCCGTAGGGGTCATTTTCTTGTGCATCTGTTCAAGGTTCATATGATTAAACATTCTGTTGTTAAAATCTCCAGGAGCATCCAATTGTCGATTATACATATTATCCCCACCTGCTCCTATTTTAAGAGTAGGCTTAGGTGTAGCTTTTGTAATCTTCATAATATTATTTTTTCCTCCTGTTCCAGTAGTAGTTCCTGTATTATTATAAGTTAAAGCATTATTAGGCATATTAGGATTAGGTGTAACCCCTTTAACACCTTTAAAAATTCTTTGACCATAAATCCTACCTTTCTGTGGGGTATCTGGATTAAATTCCCATTTACCTTTTGGTAAACTTTTTAAATACTTTAATGCTTGAGTTTTTAAAGTTTTAAAATTAGCATTATTAGGATTTTTTATATCTATATACCCAGTACGCTCATCAGGAAGCCAAGTTGCCTCAAAAACTCCATTTGGGCTACGATAGAATCCTGCACCGTTTACAATATTTTTTTGTAAAGAACTTAATATAGTTTGAGTTAAAGACATATCAATAACCCTTTTTAGATAGTATATCTAATCGTTTTCCTCTTTCTTCAAGATAAGCTTCTTTAGCCGATCTCATTTCTTTGTATTCTTTTGCATCAGCTTTGTCTTTTGGAGACTCATAGGTTGCTGTACCTGTAAATTCTTTTGCCATTAGCTGATATGATTTAGTATAAGTTGCTCTCTGGAATGGTTACGTCCAAATGTTTGACGCATCCATCGGAGCCAATGACTGCTACCTTTGCCCTGATTACACGCTCGACAGGCTGGGACCAAATTGCTTGCAAGGCTTTCGCCACCATTAGTTTTAGGTTTGACATGATCGAGTGTAAGTTCTGTAAGTTCATAGTTGTTTCCGCAATATACACATTGACAATTAAATTTTTCCTTAATGGCTTTTCGCCACAAACGCTTTGCGTCAGGACTTGTCATGGTTATTAGGTTGTATAAATAGTGTTGTGGGCTAGGTAGTAGTGGGGTCATTTACGAATTTTAAGTCTGCTTTTACGGTTAATAGATGGAGACTGTGTTCTGCCTTCAGTAGTACTTCCTTTATAATGAGCAGCATCTTTGCCGTCATGGTTTCCGTAAGTACCAAGTTTCCTATTTAACTTGTTAGCATTGTTTTTAATTCGTTTACCTTTAGGTGTTTTTTGATAGGCACTTTGTTGTTTAAGCCTTTTTTTACGAGCTTCAGGATTTTTCCTGTAATACTCAGCTGTGCTTCCTGCCATACATTCTGCTCTGTACTAATTCGGGATCTACTTTAGGCATGATAGAGGCAAGCTTAGAAAGGTGATTACCTTCTATAGCTATGCCACTGATATCATTTGTTTTCAGCCATTCACAGGCTGCTTTTAAATCTTGAGTAGTTGCTTCGCCACTTTTGACCCTCTTTAGAAATTCTTTAGTGACGAGGTTATGTAATTCATTAAATTGGGCTTCAGTGGCTTTTTTCATTACTCTTCTTTCATTCCAGGGAATAAGTTTCGTTTGACAATCTCTACTGCTTTATCATCAATAGTGTTATCAGTTGATTTTGCATATGCCTCTAACAGCTGAACAATTAAGTTCTTTACTGCATTAGTGGAGAGGAAAGTCATTAGGATGGGTTTAATGATGATCATTGCTTTGTTGGGATTTGTAGAGTTGGTGATTTTGTATACTCCTCAATTAGTTGTTTTCTTTCTTGAAGTGTTTCAATTAGTTGACCTGATGGTGAATTTCTAAATTCGTTTATCTTATGGATACCGAATGAAGCACCTGCGATCACTAAGACAAATATTGCGATTCTAACTTT